CAAAGAAGAAAAAATCCCACCCGGGGTTTAAATCTGTGGCACAAAAAATCAGCCAGGAGCAGGGGATACCCTTGGAAAATGCCAATGCCATCTTGGCAAGCTCTTCGCGGAATGCCTCGAAAAAGGCTAAAGCTAAAAATCCCAATTTGAATAAGGTAAGAGGAAAATCAAAGTAATGGCCGGAAAGAAATGTTCCCCCGGAAAAAAGATGAAGCAGAACGAGATGATGATGCCGATGAACACGGTAGCGGCTCCCCCTAAGAAGCCGCCCAAAGGCCCTAAGAAGCCTGTGAAGAAGGGGTATTAACTATGGGTAAGATCAGTCAAAACTCTACACAGAAATTCGGCAAAGTCTCGGAGACGGCCCGGACACGCATTGGTAAAATCGGGTTGAAATATGGCAAGCGGGATCAACCCCGCTACGCAAGCGCCCTGGAGTACAAACTAAAACAGGAGATTAAACCCGGTTCTGAGAATGAGAATTATATCCGTACGGTCGGAAAGCTAGATAAAAAACCCAAGAAACGCTTAGAGACCGGGGCTCCTATTGAGCCGGTGCCAACGAAAGCTCCCCCCAAAGTTAAGGTTGTACCTATAGAGGTACAAACTAAACCTACCTGGGAAGCGACCAGCGAGGCCGAGATCTCGATTACCCTTCCGGAACCGGAAACCAAGATTGGTCGTCCGCCCAAGTCAAAGATCAGTGAAGAGCTGGAAGGATTTACTGGTTCCAAGATCAGTAAGAACCCGACTCTGAATAAACTAACCGAACTCTTTCAACGGAACCAGTAGGTTAAATTGATCTAAAATTACCACTGCTGCGGCGCTCATTACCAGGGCAAGGACATTTCTCCAGGACGCTGATAGCGCGGCCTATCGTCATACAGATGCGGACCTGCTCGTCTTCCTGGCGATGGCAATCAATGAGTACCATCGGGATGTCACAGATACAAGAAGTTCAGCTTCAGCATTGATTACTTCGGCAGGGGATGGAACAGTCACCTTCTCTTCTTCCATTGCAAGCGGGGCCGGTCTGAATAAGACGGATGTCCATCAGATCCTCAACGCTTACTGGGACGGGGTGCCGATCACGCCCACCTCGATTTCCGAGCTGGAGACGGAGGACGGAACCTACACCAACTTCGACTGGGAGGCACAGACTGGCACGCCAGAATGGTATTCTCAGGAGACAACCGGCCCGATGGGGTTGAGGCTGTATCCCCAACCTACCTCTTCCGGGACGTTAAAGATCTGGTATACTTCAATTCCGGCTCAAGTTACCGCCTCGGCCTCGACGGTCGATATCCCCTACGCTTTTGAGGACGCTCCGATGTACTTGATGATCTCGATGGTTTTCGCCCGGGAAATTGATTCTCCGGGCGGAAATAACTACTTGGAGTACTCAAAGAAGTACCGAATGGAGTACGAACGGCTGGTAGCGATTGCCAAGGATCAGATGAGCTGGGGCCAAAACCGCTCTCAACAGTTTATTATCCGTAACCAACACCTGTAGAGGCTCAGTATGTGGGAATTTTTATCGCCTGAATTGGTAGACGCGATATCTAAGCTAGGATTTCCAGCCGTCGGTTTCTTATTGCTCTGGTTCTCGTTCGTCAAGTTTGCCGAGAGGTGGATGGTTGGAAATGAGCAGCGAGCGGAACGTATTACTAATGCTACCGTTCTGATTTCTGAGAGACAATCTGTGATGGATGGTAAATTAGATAAGTCTCTACAGGTTTTCAGCGACAAACATGATGATCTGCACGGGCTAATGAGCCAGATTGCTCAATCTGCTTATGAAAGCAAGGCGGCCTCAGAAACTTCCGCCAAGAAATCGGAAGAGGCGATGTATCTGATGCAACGCCTTTATACTCTAGTCGAAAACAAGGAGAAATAGTAAGTCATGGCCTCCAATCTTGAAGATGCCTACAGCAAGTTTTTGGCGATGGCCAAACAGAACGGATGGCTGGGAGATGAAATAACTACCGGGTCTATGGCTCCTAGACCGGATGATCCTGGTCTTATCCGCCCGACTGACGGAAGTATGGCCTATTCTGCTACTCCCTTGGCCGCTCCTAATGCTGTTGGAACCGGAAGTTATACACGAGAGCCAGGAGCCTATAACCCTCTTGTGGGGAGTGAGGTTGAGCGGGCCTTGACAATGGGACAAGAAAACATCCCACAGAGCCGGTTGGACGCGTATTTTCAAACTTTAATAGAACAAGAAAAGCAACGGTTGATTCAAAGTGGAGAAGCCAAGGACTGGTCTCCCGAACAACTACATGAGGTAGCCTCTCAAAACATGACCCGGGCGCATGTGGACAAAAATAAAAAAATGCCCAAGGTAGAATTAGGGCTTCATCTACAAGACATCCGAGAAAAGATGGGGCAAAACGATCCTGATACTGAGTATTTACTTAGTCTTTTAAACACGCCTAACCTCTCTGAGGCAGCCGGTTCCATGACCCGTCAAGGACATCAACTAATTCCTGAACCCTCACTTCCCGGGGCTAATGCAGATAGGATGAACGCAGGACAATACGGATCAACTATGATGCCCCCTATCGTAGCCGAAACTACTATAACTAAGAAGTCTTATAAAGATCCAGCCTCTGTTGCTCGAAAGCAGCCACCTCCCGTAGGGAAACCCTCAATGGTGGCAACATACAGACCAACTGCTCACTCTTCCGGGGGCCAAAAGAGAACGGAAGGCTACGAATCCGACAATGCAGGAAGCAGCAAAAACAAAGTTGTTATACAGGGAACTAATATCCGGTCTGCCTCATTACCAATTGATCCAAGGCAGACGCAAAATTTAGGCCCCTACGGCTCCTTTAACCCGAGACGGCCTTCAATTGCCCCTCCCGGAAACGCTGGGGCGAGCTTAAACGCCTTAAATTGGTTTAAAGATCAGTTAGGACTCTTTAATCAGAGTAGGAGAAGCGGCCCCGGAATTCAAAATTTAGGCCCATACGGAACCTTTCCGCGATAGTTACTATGCCAATCAGACTATCCTCCAGCTCAAACCTTGAAGCCTTGACCCCCTGTCTCTGCGCCTCTGAATTAACAACTCGTAAAATCAAATGCAACCGCTATGCCCAGGACTGCCCCCTCAAAACTGAGTCCGGCCCTGTTTTAAAGATAAATTGGTTTTGTAAATACTTCCCGACCTTCTACTTCTGGTATACTTATCTGAAATCTTTCTTGAGGTAAATCTAAATGCCAGTGGCCGTCTACGGTCCAATCTCAGGACAAAATTCATTCATAAACCGGAGTAAGCTGCCTTTAACGGTTGCTCAGACCCTCAAGAACTGCGTCACGAGTGCTCATGTCGCCGCTACCACAGTTGCCTCCGCCACGGCCTCCTTGACGATCCAGACCCCGACCGTCTCCTCCAACTCCGATAAGTCCGGCTACCTGATCAAGAACGGTACCTCCTACTTCCGCATCCCTGCCTCTTCTGTTGCCTCTGAAGAAGTGATCTCGACTGAAACTCGTGTCTACTTTACCAATCCCCAGACCGGCACCACGACTGATAGCTTTGCCATTCGGGGGGCGCACAGTGCCAACAACGGCAACTTCTACTCTCTGGCGCTTATCCCGCCCCCGAACAATGTGACTTTAGCCACTGCCGCCACAGGCTCTGTTGCCAACGGCACCTACAAGTATGTCTTTACCTATGTCGATCGCTTTGGTAATGAGTCTGGCCCTTCAGTCGCTACCTCCACCGTCACTGTCTCTTCCGGCCCCAAGAAGATTCAGATTACTAATTTGCCGCTCGGCCCAGTTCATGTCTCAGCTCGAAATATCTACCGGATCAACGACGGTGTGACTGTGGCTTATCAGTTCGTCGCCCAGGTCTCGGACAACACAACCACCTCCTATGATGACAAGCTGGCTAACGCTGATCTAGGGGATGATATCCTAACTGATGGGTTTACCGTTCCTTCCCATGCTCAACTCAAGCCTATGCAATCAGCAATCTTTACAGCAGCCTCCAGTGGCGCAGGAGATGTCGATGGAAGAGTTCATTATGTTATCGTCTCCTCGGTCGATACGACTACCGCCCCTTATGAACAGTGGGCAATCAGCGATACGGTCGGTTTCGTCGCTGCTACGGATACTGTGACTCTGACTATTTCAAACTACCAGTCGGCCATTTCGTACTTTCTGTACAGATTGGATGAGGATACGGCTAGCCGTAAGTGGCGCTATGTGGCAACATTCGCCGCATCGACCTACGCTGATAACATTGCCCCCGCGACTTTAGCTACCGCCGCTTACTACGGCAGCCGGGCCGAGACGCAGGACTTTGAATTTATCGCCGGTCCCCATCACGGGATGCTCTTTACCGGCTGGCGAAACACGGGGAGCTGGAGTAAGCAAGGGAACTATACCCTGTTTAATCCTACTGAATACTATCAAAAATTCAATGGTCTAGTCAGAAACGCCATCCCCTTCAACGGCGAGATGGTCTATCTCACAACTCAGGGGCTGTCAAGATTGGTCGGAGATGAAGAGTTAAACCTAACTCGGATCGATGTCCCCAATACTGCTGGGGCGATCTCTCCTTATGCCGTCGCCACGCCGGTCGGCATCGTCTACTTCGATGTCTTTGGTTATGTCTCTTTGTGGCCGGGGGGAGACAGCCCGTCGATTCCCATCGGCAAGGAAGTGATGGCGGCAGGAACAATTACCCCGGCTCGTATGACC